GAGTCCGTCTCGTGGGCTCGGAGATGTGTATAAGAGACAGCTTGAGTATCTTCCGTTTCGTCTGCCTGTGGAGTAGCCGAAGAATTTCCATCTAGAGGTACCATTCCTTCTGGAGTAGAGATAGCAACATTCTCTTTCTTAGGGGTCACATAAGCTAAACTATCGTTAGCACCTTGAAGACCGCGTTCTACTTCTTTAGTAGTCCCGTCCCAAGTTTTCTTAGAGTTATAAGGATTAGCATCACCTTTATCAAGCTCTGCTGCGTTATTCATGGAGTTAAATTGAATCATAATAATATACCTCTATATAGGGCCTTATAATATTAATAAGGGTAGCTTTAAGGGGTTGGAGAAACTAACGTGCCATTGATTCAGAATGGGTAGCGTTAGGATGAAAGACTATAACAGCAAAAGTAGACTATTATAATCTTGTGAAAATTAAGATTTACTTTCTAGGATAATGTTCTCTAGACGTAATATCTCTTGTATTAACTTGTATCGGCCTCTAGCTTCATAGATACTATTAACTTCTAAGGTTCGGGCCATGTCTTGTATAGCATTGTTCTCTTTCTCTAGTAAATATTCCTTTAGTCTATGCCAACTAGGAGACTTAACAATTGCTGCAATACGTCCTAGTTCTTGGTTCATTGAGGTATATTACCACTAAAGCCTTGCTCTTGTGGCATAGGAGCTTGACCTGTACCTATCTCACCGCCTTGACCTTGACTTTGTCCTTGTCCTTGCATTTGAGGAGGTTGTTGTGCATTCTGTAGTCCAATGATCTCAGCGTAGATGGCTGCCTCATCTTGACTATTAATAATCTCTTCTGGATCAAGGTCTAAACTATAAGCCAGTTCAGAAATGATTCTAGGAATCTTAACAAAAGGTGCAATGGCAGGATTCTGTACTGTCTGTAAGAACATAGTCAAACGTTGACTCCGTACTTCCTTCTGCATGAGAGAGTTAGTACCTTGAGCCTTAACTTCCAAATCTCCTCTTACATTCAAGTCTCCTTCATAGAACTGCATGTTCCATTGATAGAAGGCTTCACCCAAAGGTTTAAGTAAGAAGTCATCCAAGTTCTTAACTACAGTCTTAATGTTAAGAGAAGCTGCACCCATAAGCATAGACATACCAGAGGCAGTACGTGTCATACCTGTAGCTCCTGTATACCCGTGAGAGTATGAGGGGATACCTGTAGACTCATCTGCTAACTGTCTAAACCTATCAAACATTTGCATGTTTTCAGGAGCTGTGTTGGGGAACTTAAGTCCATATACACTTTGTCCCGGCATACCTGCATGACGACGGAAGATCTTACCGCTATGCATCTCCATAGACTGTCCAGGAACTAGAGCTGATTCATCTACATCAAATACTAAGTTACCTGCCAGTGCTAGGTTATCAATAGCCATACGTGCATGACCATTCATAATCTGCTGACTATCATCCATGTTCTCAGCTACACCTACACCAAAGAGAGAATAAGGGTTCTTCTCATAGGGGAAGAGCTGATAAGGAATACGGTATGGCTTGAAAGGGTTAAGTACAAGACGAATAACTTTACCATTACAGACCCAAGCATTGATCTGAACTTCTTCCAAGTCATCAATACTATTGTCTATTTGTAGACCTGCACTACGAACAAACTCTGCATCCATTGTACCCCAATACTCATAGACCTCAAAACGATCAAGAGAACCTACATCACTAGAGCCAGTATCTGTTTCTATCTCATGCTCAAAGTCTTTCTTTGTATAGTTATATCCTTCTTTAATACACTCAAGGATAGCTTCTTTCTCAAAGAAAGGACGTTTAAGTAAACCACGTAGTTGTGATTTATTTAGTTTATGTCTTTGGATTAACCAATTAAGGTCTTCTTTATTCCTAGCATTGGGGTCAGGATATAGATCCCATATAGAGACAAACTCTAATCTAGGTACTTTAACATCGGAAGGTTCATAGGAACGATTACCTTCTTCATCAGTGGTCCACTTGTGTAATGTCTTATTATAATTGAAAGGGCCTTTAATAACACCTGTACCAAGGAGAGTAGCTTCAAAGAGAGCACTGCGTAGTTCAGAAGGACCATTGGACTCTTCGATCTGATCATGAACTAGCTTCTCCATTCTCCTAGCAGCTTGTTCTGCAGGATAGGCCATAGGTGCATTGGGTGCTCCTTTACCTTCTTCCAACACTACCTCACCTTGAGGATTAGTATACTCTTCTTCTAACTCATGGAGGAAGACACCTTCAGGATCAAAAGAGGAAGGACGTTCTTTCAACTCACGACCATCTCCAGGATAGCCGTAGAAGTCATCGTCTTCAATTGTATTATTACTTTCTTCTACATTCCCTCTATTATCTTCTGTCTCAATATCAGGAGTTAAGTGTGCTTCTTTAACAATACCTTCTGGGATCTTAGTCTCAGAGATAGCGATAGGGAATTTAAAACTGGCAAAGATAGCTTCAATGAGCTGACCATAAGCTGCAAGTACTTTAGTCTTAGTGATCTTAAGGAAGACTCTGGACTTCTCATTCTCACGGAACTTAACGTTCTTACCATAGACACCTCTATAGTTATGATAAGCTTCTAACCAACGTTGTTCATCAGAGTCACGACCACGTTCAGCCTCCTCAAATCTAGATTCAATAGTACTTACTAACTCGTTCTTAATCTGAGTTAGATCTATGATATCTTCTACTTCACTTAGAGAAGGATCTATGGATAAGACATCATCGGCATTTCTAAATGATTCTTCTAGATTATTTGCATCAGCCATGTTTGTCTTATACCTAGTAATATTGTTGAGAATACATTATACCACTGTGTTTATAAATGTCACACTCATGGGTATAATAAAGTTAATACCCGAAGAAAGTATCAGTGGGTTGTAACATGGCTTGTTGCTTGAATTGAAAAGAAAGTTCTTCTCTAGTCTCCATTCTTGGTCTAGACATAACTAAGTACCTAAGAGCATCATAGGCATGATCAGACATCTTAGTATCTACATCCTCTGTCTTAGTCTTATCGTATTGAATAGAAGACAACTCTCTTACTAGATTAATACAGGTAGATACTATTTGCATCTTAGGTCTACCACTCTCAGCTATCTTAAGTCTCTCATGGATTTGTACCTTACCTGCTATTCTATTCTTATCAGCAGGTCTTAGTCTATGTCCTTGTTTAACTAACTCTTCACCTATGGTAGGCCCAGCATATCCAGTTCTATTCCATGCAGCTGTATCAAGTACTCCTGCTATAGATCTTCTTTCATCATCTTCATAGGCAGTCATCTTATGTCCAAGAGCTTCACCTGTAAGACCTTTCTCATATAGTTCACGATAGATAATAAGAGTACCATCACTGGGGTCTATAGCAGCCCATAGACAAGCAGACTCAGCAGCATAACCATAGTCTACTCCTTTAACTCTTTCCCAGTTAGGAGGTATGTCAAAAGGTTCTATGACATGCATTGCTGGGTTGAACTCAGAGAAAGCAGCTCCTTCATTAACATCCCAATCACCATTGAGTAATCTTTTACGATGTACTTCAGGAAGAGACTTAAGCATTTGTTCATAACGACCATCAGAAGATAGATGAGGGTTATCATGCAAAGTAGCTGCTATGAACTTACGTTGTATACCATCCTCTCCCATGAAAGACTCATTGGCAGGAGAAGGATCAATGTATCTTTTCTTAACCCATTGATGTCCAGGACCTCCAGGGTTAGCTGTACATCTTAGGAACGTGGGTAGGTTAGGATCTGTAGTACGTAGACGAGATGCAAGGTAGTTCCAAGGAAACTCAGTGCCAAGGTGAGTAATCTCATCATAACCAATCCAAGAGAATGCACGACCTTGGTACTGGTAGACATCACTATCCTTCTCACAGTAACCAAACATTACTTGAGCACCTGAAGCAAAGTACCATGTCTTCTCTACTTCTTTGAACTTAGCCCCTCTAAATGCTATGGGATAAAGTTCTCTTGACTTATCTATAAGCTCTCTTAGCTCAGGCATAGAACGACGAAGTACAAGTGCTCTATGACTACTATTACTACAGTAGCGCAAAGGATCGACAATCATAGCATAGGACTTACCACCACCAGCAGCACCACCATATAAGACATCTGTTTCACTAGCAGCTAGGAAGGCTGTCTGAGGTCCTTCATTGGGTTGAAAGATAATCTTCTTATTCTTAAGAGCACTCTTAGTTTTCTCATCTACTTCTACAGGTTTAGTTTGTAGTTTAGAATCATCCAAGCTCTTTATTCTTTCTTTCTTAAGCTTAACTTCATTCTTATCACGAAGCTTAGTAGTCTTCTTTACTTTCTCTTCTTGCAGTTCTAGTTCTTGTCTTAGCTTCTCTAACTTAATTTCTTCTTTCTTAGTATTATGCTTGGCTTGATCATGACAGTTCTTAGCATCATCCATTGCCTTAGAAGCTCTATACTCACGTACCTTACCTATAGTAGCATTCTTAGGTCTAGTACGTAAAGGTTTCTTAGGTCTAGGTTCTTTCTTAGGTTTAGGTTTAGATTTATGTTTAACAGAGTAGACTTGTACCTTATGCTTCTTGAGTAAGTACTGTATCCTATCAAGAGGGTGTGAATAAGGTTCACCTGTACTCTTGACAAAGTCCCTCATAGTATATGTGATATATAGATGTACTAATTCATCTTTAGTAAGAGGTATGTCTTCTAATAGACGAAAGTAATTAAAGATATCTACGTCTGAGTTAGGCTCTGTTTTAGAGAGCTCACACTTAGGAGCTTTATACTTTATTAACTTCTTCCTACAAGACTCAGGTATGGGTACATCTTTATATTGAAAGACAATGTCCATAAAGTCAGGTAGGACAATATCTACTTTGTTAGACATATCAGACATAGTAGTTATTCTACTTTAGCTGGTAATACAAAGATACCACCTTCGATATTGGCTTCTACTTGAATCTTATCCTTCTTAACAATACCAATTCTATCTAGGATTGTCTTAGCTGCATCAAGTCTTTGTGCTAGTTGAGGTACACCATCAGCATCCATGGCAGATACTACAGTATCAATGGCTTTACCTGCGTTAATGGCTAGGTAATTCTCTGCAATAGTAATGATCTCATCTTTCAAAGAGGCTACGACTGGAGATACTTGG